ACCAGGCGGGAAAGGTTTCAAAGGTGAAAGTGGTAAGTGTGCACGAAGATGACTTTGAAAAACTCGGAAGGGTAGGGTTGATTACTGAGGGTTTCACACTGAGAGAAAGCGGTCAAACCATCCTTGTGAATGCGAGCGCCGATGTAACTGGAACATTTTGGGATAAAACAGGGGAGTAAGAGATGCCAGTAGTATTTGACGAAGCCTCCCACCGGTATACCAATGAAAAAGGTCATGAGTACATCTCAGTCACGACCTTGATAAAACAGTATACCCCACCTTTTGATTCTGATTTCTGGTCGGCCTATAAGGCACTTAAAGATGTGCTTTCTGACAAAGGAGAATGGAAATCCTATCTGGCTAAGGTGGGAGGTTGGGAAAATGTGGTACTGGCTGCTCGGATGGACAAGGAGTTCAAATACAAAAAGGAAGTCATCTTCCGTAAGAAAGAGTATCTGAGGGAATGGGATGAGAACAGGGACAATGCAGCTAAGGCGGGGACCAAGTTTCATAAGTCCCGGGAGGAGGAGACCAATAAGGACGTGCTGTTTGACGACACCTTCATCCCGGTAATTGGAAGCTTTGACGTACTGGCACATAATGAAGTGGCTTCTCGAAGTGGTAAACACAAGATTGCGAACGGACTGTGCACGGAGTTGCTCTTATACGATGATGAGTTTGAGATTGCCGGGCAGGCCGACTGGGTCCTGATTAAGGAAGGGGAGATATTCATCAAGGATTATAAGACCTCCAAGGAGATTAAGATGAAGCCGTTTGCTGAGGAGGTACTTCTACATCCATTGGAGGCGTTTCCCAATTGTAATTTTTTCACATACTCAATTCAGTTGAGTCTATACGCTTACATCCTCGAGAGAGCAGGGTATGAGATTAGTAGGCTCACCATTGAGCATATTGATAGAAGCACATTTAAGACGATAGCCACATATCATACTGAGTATTATAGAGATGAGGTTATCAAACTGCTAAGCCACTATAGTGCAAATAAAGAAAAGAGAGTACGCCCTGCTGTCAAAAGCAGCCCTGTTACAGGGGCGGCGTAGTCTCTTATTGTCTTTATTAAGCGAGAATTCAATTTCAACCAAGGAAAAGAACAAAATTCAAATTAAATTGGCATTAGTAAGTCCCAGTGACTTTTAAAACCCCACATGCTCAAATTTACAATGTCGAACCACAGGGTCACTGTAGACCCGGGTTCGCTCACACTGGAATGCCTGCGCCTGATTTGGGTAGCAGACAAAACTAAGATTAAGGAGGATGCCACTAAGCTCCTTACTTATATCCATATCGTCTCTCAAATCGATGAGGACGCCCCTTTCGCCAAAGTTGACCCTACTGAAGTCTCTAGTCTGGCTAAAAAAGAAATCTTTGGAGTGTACGAGTATGAGTTTGATGCCCCCTTCGATGAGAAATACATGGAGGATGCAGTAACGAGTTATCAACTTGCCTTCGAAGTCCCTGAGGAAGCTGCTGTCCGCTCTTTCAACAAGAAAATTTACGAGATTCAAAAAAAGATTGATATCACCGAAATCAAGATTGAGGAAACCATTGTCCGGGGTACGAAAACCTACGTGACCAATTTTAACATCATCAATAAGATGATGCAGGACCTTTCCAAAATTACCAAGGCCAGGGATGAATTGAAGAATGCCATTGTTAGGGGCACAGCGCGCGGGGATATTAAAGCTCAGCGTAAACTCTCCCTGCTGGAGAAGCGCAGGCGAGACATTGATAAGAGCAAGATTGAAAAGCCTATTGTTCAGGAGGAGGAAGAAGAGGAAACTTTTTAAAATATGTCGCAGCGAGAGATTAATAGACGAATTATGAATGCACTCAGGGCAATGAATGCATTGAGTGACATTCCTACTGGAAAGATGAATCCTGAAGTTGGGTCGGCTGTATTTCATACTTATGAAGCATCTGTTCGTTTAAATCAGGCCTGTAGGTCAGTGGGATTAATCAAAAAAGATATTATTAATGGGACGCAGAAATAGTCGAAAACAAGCTTCTAAAAGATGGAGACCTATTCAAAAAATTCGTCGTAAACTAAAAGAGTGGTCACGTGAATCGAAAAGAAATACGCAGGCGGAAGCTGCGAATTGAGAAACAACTTCCAATTATAAGTAAGAGGATAATAAGCCTCGACCGAGAATACAACGAGCTAAGAGCTCAAATCGAACCATTGCCCGGTGACAGTACCGAACGTGCCGAACTTCATAAGAAGTCTGCCGTGAAACTGCAGGAGTTACAAGCGAAAAACAGGGAGTTTACTCAGCTTATGCGCGAGCATAATCAGATGAGTTATGCCTCTGAATATAATCGAGACAACATCGAAAATGGCAAAAGTATTCAAGCCCAAGGCAAGGACGGGCCACATAACAATATTCAATCAACCTGATTGTGTCCTACCAAAATCATTCTTTGAGGGTCGATTCATCCCCAACTTTCACCCCGAGTCCCTAGACTACGAACAGTGGTGGAACGAGCAGATAGAGCGCTGCGAACAGGGATGGTCTGACGGGGGCTTCAGTGTAACCCCGGAATACTACTACCACCTCAATTTCAAGAAAATCAACATGCTGGATATGAAGACCCTCATCCCGGGTCTTTATCATCCCTACTTTGCCTACGAAGACCAGCAGCTCTTCAATGATTTCAAGGAGGCCTGGCTGGCTAAGGAGGGATTCTTTCTCATCACAGGTCGCGGCTTTGGAAAAAGCTTTTCAGTGGCAACCCTGGTAGAGCACAAGTTTACTTTCCAGGAAGTCTCCGAGACCATCGTCACTGCCTCCACCGATAAGTTTGCAAACCTGCTCTGGGAGAAAATCCAACTGGGTCTCAACACGCAGCCTGAAGAGATACGGCGTTCAACCAAGGTTGATACCACAGCCACCAAGCAATCCGGCTATCAGGAGAAAGAACCTGGTACCAACCGGTTCAAGTGGTTTGACGAGACCGGGTTTATTCGAAAGGTAGTCTATGACTCCGACCCTGAGAAGACAAGGGGTACCCGTCCCGACCTCCACGTCTTCGAAGAAGTGGGTTCCTGGACGGGAGCAGCCTCTCTGATAGATTGCTACAAAAAGACGGAGCCTTCCTGGTGGAGGGGGTCCATCAAAGGTACATTCCCCATCTTTATAGGCACGGGCGGTGCTATGGATACGGGCGGGTCGGTCGATGCCAAGCTGATATTTAATAACCCCGAGGAATTTGGAATCAAATCTTATATCTACGAAGGGGAGAAGATTGGCAAGTTTGTAGCCTCTTACGATAAGTTCACCGGGTATTATGAGAAATCCGGAGAGAGCGATGCTGTCGGCGCCAAGGCCTTCCTCGACAAGCGCCGCGAGAAGAAAAAGAAAAACCCCGACCTGTTCCGCCAGGAGACCAGTGAGTTTCCCTACAATCCAACGGAAGCATTTCAAACCAATGGCTCAGGCATCTTCCCCATTGATATTCTCGAGAAGCGCTATGTGGAGATTGAGCGCAATCCCGTTTTAAAAAATCTTGTCCAAAAAGGCAATATTGATTTCACCACCAGTGGTGGAAAGATTACCGGTGTTGAATGGAAGCCTGCAGCTGAGGGAGAACCTTGGACATTTGAAATTGCTGAGCACCCGGCCTGGACCAAGGCTGATTGGAAAGCGGGGGTCATCCCACATCTCTATANCCAAGGCTGATTGGAAAGCGGGGGCCATCCCACATCTCTATATCTCCGGATGTGACTCCTTTGACTCTGCAGCCGAAGACAGCATCTCAAAGGATAAGTCCCCGGGGTCTATCATCATGTTTAAACGCTTTTACGATATAGCCACTACTTCGCGCTTCTTCGTGGCCAAGTGTACTCAGCGAACTGAAGATGCAACCGAGTTTTATTGGAATACCATTAAGCTCAATATGTATTACCATTCGAAGATGCTTGCCGAGTATACTAAAATCGGAATCTTCCAGCATTACATCACCAAGGGTTATGAACATATGCTTTACAAACGCCCGCGCCTGGATAAAACTGTTGTGAAGGAATCGGTGACTACCAACACTTATGGACTGGCTATGCCCGAACAGGTAAAGCGCCATGTGATTTATAATCTGAAGGCATTTGTCATGGAGGACGGCGGGGTCAATGTTCAACAGTTCTATCACCAAAGTCTCATTCGGGATATGCTCTCCTTTAGTTTCGAGGGTCGTGATAAGAACAAGCACGATGAGACGATGGCTGCAGCACTTGCCATCATGGGAGATACTGATATGTATAAGGTTGCTGCCAAAAGAGAGGAAACTTCAGATGTTGCATGGCCTGTTTTCAGGCGAACACTCAGTGGCGGTCTTGTATTCGATTGAAAGATTAAAGTGATTTGTAATACCCCCACATGTTAGCAACATATAGTACAGCATCAAGGCGCTCATTCGGCTATGGGTTTAAGCCCAAGCAGAACATTCCGGAGTCTCAGAAGAATGAGACCTGGGCTATGGAGAATGTCGACTGGACTATTTCCATGTGTCCGTTGTTCGTCAATCGGAAAATGGAAGACTGGTATGCGTTATACAATGGAAAACGCACCCAGTCGCAATTCGAACACATCACCAAGACCTACGGTGTAGAGTTTCCCGCAGGTGCCCTCAAACACATTCCCCTTGTACGCCCCCTCTTAAACAGAATCCTCTCTGAAGCTGAAGAAAGACAATTCGAATTCGCAGCAACCTCTACAGATACCGAATCCATTGAATCAAAAATTGAAGATATTTCTGGCAAACTCATTCAGGATATTTTTCGTGTGATTGCCTCTGAAGATGACCCTGAAAGAGCCATCGACGCCCTGCGTCGTTATTACCAGGAAGAGCATAAGAGTGAGATGGAGATTGGGGTTCAGCATTTCCTGAATCAGTATCTCTCTAAGCATCGCCTGGAAAGAATGCTTTCCGAGTCCATGCTCAATAAAATCATCACGGGTAAGGAGTATTACCGGGTAAAAGTAAAT